AACTCCTAAACCGCTTGATAATGCTCCGCCAATACCTGGTATCTTAGCTGCTAATCCAGCAATACCTGAACCCAATGATCCAGCTACTGCTCCTAGTGCGGTTCCAACGCCTGGTATTAACATGGCTACTGGAGCTGCTTTCTTGACAAACTTACCCACCTTCTTAAAAGTTTTCTTTAGCCAGCCAAATTCTTGTAAACCTGTTTCAGGATTTAAAGAAGCAATACCGCTTCCAACCACTCTTTCTTCAGGGTTTATGTTATTTCTTTGTAGTCCATCAAAAACAGCTTGTGATAATTGTTCATCGGCTTCCATAACTTGTGGAGGGATTATTACATCTCCAGTTTCTGCATGAACAATTTGATCGTCTCCGCCTCTGCCAAATTGTGCAAGCTGACTTGCTAATTCAAACATGGGTGCTTCGCCTTGTGCTTGAAGATTGCCAACAAATTGCATTTCTTCTTCACTCATCGGTTCTTCTCCCATCATTTCCATCATGGGATCTCCGCCTTCTTGCATTTGAGGAATGCCGTATATAGACATGTACTGATCAAGAACTTCGTTTCTTTGTTGTGCTGTTGTTGTTGGATCTAGCAAAACAGATCTAAGCATTGCCATATCTTCTTCTTGAGAATATGGTCTATCGGCTAAAGATCCTTGCATATCTTGCATTTGTTGCAACATCATTTGTCTATCCATATCAGATAATCTGCCAACTTCAGGCATGGTTGCTGGAACCATATCAGCACTCATTTGTTGCTGAGAAACTACCTGTGGTTTTCTAGTAAGAAGTTGTCTTATTTGTTCGTCTATCATATTGGGTGCCGTCATAAGTTGATTGATGGTTGTTTGACTTTTTTGGGTAACAGCTTCATCGAGCAAACCGACATCAATGCCAGCTTCCTCGGGTAACATATTTCTTAATCTCTGTTTTAACTCTATATCCATTATGGCGTACTAACTGTTACTGAACCAAGACCTGAGCTTATGCTCAAGCCAGTTAAATAAACTTGGAGACTATATAAGTCTCTCCACTGGGTACCATCAAACGCTTGATGAATGCCCAAGGTTGTATTAAATATTATAGCACCAGTTTGAAATTGGAGTTCTGAAACTTGTGTGCTATTAAACAAAGGAATTGAATCGGGATCTATAGCACCCAAATTGATCTCTAAGACACGAACTAAACGGTTAAATAATTCGGGTGTTACCTCATTTGTTGCGATAGGTAAACGAGTTGGTAAAAGTTTTGACATTATCTTCTACCCGATGCTTGAACATCTAATCTAGTTGATCCCAGCCTCCATTTGAAATCTTTTATGTTTGCGGTTACATCGTTATCATCATCCGATTCAAACCGTAAAACAAACTGCCTACCACGGCTTCTTAAAAATCCTTCTGTGCTCGCAGTAGTAATTTGCGTGGTTGAATCTGTAGTTAAAGTTTGATTTGAAAAATCTCTGCGTTTTAAAACAAAATTAATAGTTGGTGTGTTGCTGGTAGTTTCTGTTAAGAATTTTACATCGGGTAACACCTTTTTAATAAATGAGTAGTTTTCGCCATCGCCTATATCTAGGTCAGCAGATTCTATATACACATTGGTCATAGGGTTAGTATCATCATTAGATCCTTGTTCATGCATATATAAATAGTAGGAGTCTGTTCCGCCAGTTGCTAATGGTTTATTTTCTACACCACTTTCTTGCCAAGCATATCTGACCATAGAGCCAATAGACCAAACATTTTCTTCGTAGTTGTACATAGCATATCTTGAGATCTCGCCAGTACCATCTTCTTGTGACGGATAGAAAAACCACACTTCACCAAATTCTTGATTAAGAGCAGCAAAACATTTAAAGGATTGCGTTAAATCTAAATCTGAATACACATAGTCTTTAACGGCACAAGGAAGTTTTTGTACAGCACCGTTATAAATGTGAAACCCTTGCTTAGACATAAAAATAACTCCAGCAGGAGTATTTGCCATTGCTTTTGGTGCTAACAAACCAACACCTTCGTTAATTAGATTTAATGAGAAAGTCAGTGGTGGACCTACAAACTGCATAGAGTAAAGGGATGTATCAGTCCATATAAGAACCTCTTGCCTCGACTTCATTCCGCCAACAATTTGTGATCCGCTAGAAAGTCTTACAGAGCCAGCAGTATTGGTTGATAATGGCTCAAAATCTAATGCATTTTCCTGATCAGAGAAAGCAACCAACATAGGATCTATAGAACCTGTTCTTGCACCGCCTGATATTGGATCAGCTCCTAATACTATTAAATGTCTGTCGGTCTCTGAGGTAATGACTTGTAGACCAAGTGTAGGCACAAGGTTTGCACCCGATAATCCTGAAAGCTCTTGTGCTCTTGTGGATAAACCATTTGATTCATCCCAATAATAAATTCCACCGCCTCTTGGATTGATAACAAGATCCTCGCCAAAGTTATCGTGTGTCCAAAGCCTTAATTGGTTGGCAGCATTTAATGAAGAAGAAGATCCCCAAGCACCAGCACCAAAAGTATTGATACCCCAGCCCGTTGATTGCACATAATCATCTAAGCCAACATTAATTTGATATTGCCCAATAACGCTTGCCCCACCGTTACCAGTGTCGGATGCATTTGCAGTAACTGTAACGCCTGAAGTGTCTTTAGCAATAATGTTGTACGAATCTGCATCTACAATAAAATCTATTTGATATTCTTGGTTTAAAACATTGGCTGTAATTAAACCGCCTAATGATACCGCACCCGAAAAAGTAACAAAATCGTTGTTCTCAGCCCCGTGAGCCGTATCTGAAACTAAAATAGTGGAAGAGCCATCAGTTGCTGTAAAGGTTACATCGCCAGCTGCTGTAGTAGATCTTATAGGCGTAATATCGTTTAAAACAGAACCACTTTCAATGTAGTATTTATATGTAGTTCCTAAACCTAAATATTTCGTTCCGTCTAATGCAATCCAAGAATGAAGTGCTCTGCCTATACCTAAAAAAGCTGTTTCAACGGATTTAATCCATCCGCCTATTTTTTCTGCTACGCCTTTTCTAAATCTGACAAAATTAGCATCAACCCAACCACCCTCTTCAGAGTAATCGGTATTCTCTTTGTTGATTCCAGCTTTAAACTTAAAACTTGCTAATGGCATAGATAGTTCCTAATTAATAACACCAAGTTTACCACATTGCTGTAGTTTGCTTGGTGTAGTAAAGCTATCTGTTAAGCAAGTCTTATAATTGCACCAGTTGCTGTTGGGCTAGGGAAAACAATTGTAAAGTCACCAGCTGTAGATGTTTTTGCACCACCAAAACTAATAGCAGCAACTGCTGGATCACCAGCCTCCGTGTCGTTAAATATTAAACATCCACTTGCAGTAATAGTTGCAGTCGCAAAAGTTTCGTCTGCAAAGTCACAAACCGCAGTTGTTCCTGTTGAAGTTGGTGTAACACTTGATAACGCTTGTCCTTTAGCTGAATAACCAGTTCCTGAAACTTCTCCAGTTGTGGTATATGCAGTAGTACCAGCACCAAGAGATGCGGTAGCACCAGCATACAGTGCTATATTAAAAGTATCGCCAGTTCCATTAGTAAAATCGTGAACACCTTTTAAAAGCTCCACTTTAAAACTTGTACAAATTGCACTTGTAATTGCCATTTATAACTCCTTCATTATTTTAGCTAAATCTTCGTGCCCCTGACTTCTAAGTTTGTTAGACATAGTCACTCTGTTAGAACGGATAGCACTGTTCATATAAGACAATATAATAGCATATATTTTTTTTCTAAACGCTAATGCTTGTTGCCTCACATGGTCGGGGGCTTCTTCAGATATCCCGCAAATTCTATTGGTCGCTTGTTCAGCCCAAAATTCAGGATCGTGTCCTTTATTATTAGTGGTATGAACTTCAATGTTACCTAAATTAAATAATGTTTGTTCGGTTAGTTTCATCCTTTGTATGGCTCGGGTGGTTTGACGGGTTCTACTTGCAAGTTTATTTTCTTTTCCTGCATAGCTTTTTTCATGTTTGAATATTTAGTTACCAACCATTTGCCATCGTGTGGCACCGCAACCATAGGATCGGGTAATCTATGATAACCGTATAATCTTTCATAAATTGGTACATCGGAATCTAATAAAGATGATTTTTGGCTACACCCAATCTCAATTCCATTTTCTAAACATTTTGATATCCAAAATTCTACACATGCTCTGCCAGCCTCAGCAGCGTGTAAATTTTTAGAATAAGAGAAATCTAAGCCAAACATATCTATCTTGCCAACCTTACACCAATAAGCAAAAGCTATGGTAAAGGCAACAGTAGTGTTCATGTATGCACACTTGGTTGCATTGCAGACTTCTTCTAGCGGGTAAAGCACTGCATTTGGAACCCTAGAGTCTTTTTCGCATGTATATATAGGAACTTTGCACTTAGGCAAAAATCTACGCATAACATCGGTTTGAAGCCCAGCATCATCTGAGTCTAAAAACCTAGATGCTGGATCTAACATAAATACTCTATCGCATGGATAAACAGAGCCTGCTGCATTAATACACCATGTCTCATCGTATTTTATTGAGTTTTGTATAGAAATTGCATAATCGACCTGAGATCCACCCAAGCCAATAATGGCAACTTTCTTACCTTCTAAAGATTTTATTGGTTTCATTAACTGACATCTATCCTCACACTATCGTATCTGTATTCGTCTCTCGTTAAACGACCTTCGGAAAGGTTCTTAGCTCTTAGTATAGCTTCTTTGAAACGATTTTCAAAGGATGCAATGTCAGCTTGCGGTTCTTTAAGAAATACGGCTCCCTCAACCAAAGCACCATATAAAAGTGCATCGGGATATTCTGTGGATAAAAATGTAGTTCCACCATCTGCTCCAGCTGTTAATGATGCTGGTTTGTGTAAGTAATGAAGCTCTACCGTGTAATCGGAATCAGGCACTGGTATTACTTCAAAAGAGTTGTTGTCAAACTGTGTGTAATATCTTGGTCTGCCCGTTGCTGTGGTAGATGTTTGAAATTGTTTTGAAAAAGATGGGTGTTTAAATTCTAAATAGTGATAAACGCCACTATCTATGACAGCTAAACTGAATGGTGCATAATAATCAGTGGGGGTTGTTAAAAATCTATTTGATGTTGAAACATTACCTGTAACATTTTTTCTTTGCTCAGGCAATTGAACTAGTTTAAATATTCGTTCCTCAGATTCTTGAATAAAATTATCAAGGTTATTCACAAAAGTAGTTTCACTTGATTCTAAATAATCTTGAATAGCTGTTTTTAATGTTCCGTAAGTAAAACTCATGATGTTGTTATTGTAACGGATCCTAGTCCTAAAGTTATTTTATATGTCTGCAATTCGGTTCCAATAATTCCGTCACCGTAATTTGTATAAACCACAAAACCATTATTGTCGTCTGATTCCTGTGGTCTTGGATTTTTTAATGCTTGAGGATCTTGTACTTGCTTAACGGGTGTTAATTGCGGATGTTTAGGTGACCATTGATCAGGTCCAACTAAAAGACCATCCCAAGTCCTTTTCATTTCTCTCAGACGGTATCTAAAACCAGTTATGTCACATATACCGTATGCTTTTGTTGCTTTTGCGTATTGAGCCATTATGGAACATTGTAACCTGTTAAGTCAGGGCTAATTCTAAACGAAGCTCTTTCTTCGTCTTGAGACATAGCTCTGAGAAATTCTTCTTCATATAATTGTTTGAGTAATCCCGTTCTTTCGGGTGCTCTTTTTAATGATAGATAATAAGCTAAACCCGCTGCTAAACACGGATAAAATCTAAATGGCATTTCTAATGTATTGGTAGCAGCATCCGCATCATCCATTCTTGATAATACATTTAAGTAAACAGTGTACTCGCTAGATTTATCAGGTGCTGGATAAACTGTAATAGAGGGAGACAATCCTTTATCAACAAAATATTGATTTGGTTTTCCAGTAGATGACTTATCAGGAACATTTGCATATTCTGATCTGCTAATCCTTGTTAAAGGCAAATCAACCGTAGATCCGCTAGTAGTTTGCCTAATGTAAGCATCTAACACATCTATGGTTGCAGTTGAGTCTATAGAATCAATAGTATAAGTAACGGTATTCTGAACCATTGCTAATGACTTTTGAGCTATTGTCCATTGGTTGAGACCTCTGTTTGCCCACTCGGCTAATAGCAAATTAAGACTTCTCTGTGCTGTCTTAAGATCGTACCCTGTTCTGAGTTCTAATCCGCATCTTTCAAATGCTTCTTCAATAAACTCAACTACATCGGGCTCAAAGTTTTTGCTATTAGATGTAGCCATTTATTATTTACCGTAAAGACCTTTGCCTTTATTCTTGGATGGAGACATGCTCATGCCCATCTTAATGCCTCTTTTTGATAATGGATCTCCGCCATTCATCATTTTAACAACGCCAGCTCTGCCACCCATTTTCATTTTCTTCATACCAGCACGACCACCGCCCATCATTTTTTTGACACCAGCTCTTCCGCCAGCCATCATCATTTTACTTTTTTTTCCGTGTTTCATTTTGTATTTGTCTCCGCTTTTCTACAAACTCATAAAAAATATCTTTGTCCCAAAATTTATAGTAGCCTTGCTCTTCCAACTGATACGATGCTTCGTTCAGTTTGTCTAGTGGTTGTACAAAAACCATCAAGTAAGGCTCATCATAAACTGGCTCAAAGTCGTCATCTACGATAGTTCCTTTACTATCATGTTCAATGTGAAAGCCCATTGCCCACAAATTTTTCTTAGCAAGAAATAAATTCATGGTTTCTATACGAGCATCAAATGCTTCGCATGAGACATCAAGATTAAAGTCGCAGTAAATTAAAACATCGTATTTTTTCCAATCGGTTTCAAATACTCTGTCAACTAGATCTGTCCAATCTTGTTCACATCCGCTTTCTATTATAACTCTTTTTTCTTCCCAGCATTTCTTAGCATAGGGACACACGGGTAAACCATTACATAGCAAGGTTTTTTGTTCAATGATAGTTTTAGACCACTTTTTAAGCTCTACGGATAATTGTTGAGGTGATAATACTTTTATTAATTTCACTTTCTCGCAAAGGTCTTGACATTTGTTGGCTTTCCGCCAACACCCTGTTTCTTAGCCCTTTTTCTCCTTACAGCAGATTGTATCTGAGATTCGGACATTGATCTAGCCTTTGCTTCGGGTACGCATTTTGGATATTTACGCTTTGCATTTTTTGTTGATGGTCTGCCACACTGTTTAAACCCACCACCCTTTTTAGGTGCGGATATGTCTACCCAGTTTTCAGAAAACCATTTGGTAAGACCGCCACTTGTTTTAGCCATTAGACTATCTTGGTTTTCTTTCTCTTGGAGTTCATCATTGCACCACAACCACGACCTTGCACCATGATCCCACCATCACGCATGAAACCCATTTTGTTTCTTACATTTGTTGGTAGCTTTGATAATCCTTTGTTTTCAGTTGGAACTGGTTTTAAATTTTTTTTCATTTCTCCGCCTTGAGCCTTATATTGACCGCCCATCTTTTTGTATTCTTTAACCATCCAAGCATTTGCATAAGCGGATGGGTAAACATCAAACTTTGCTTTTGCTTTAGATTTAGCTTTATTGTAAAGGCTTGGATTTTTTACATTCTTGGGTATAGCCATTACCACTTCACCTTATCAGCCCAATAAGCAGCTGACATTTTACCTTTTGCAATATTCTTGCCGTGTCGAGCTTTGAAGCTCTTACGCTTTGCTTTCATTCTAGCAGACTCACCTTTTTTTGGTGCTCCAGCAGTGCCTGAAAGCGTGCCAACCTTTTTGCCTTGTTGACCAAACCTAATGGTTTTAATCTTATCGCCCTCTTTGGCAACTACAATGTGTGATTTCTTTGGATGATTTGGAGTACGCTTAGGTTTGTTAAAACCGCTAACGCCTGCTCTTGCTAATCTTGGATCTTTCTTGCTTGCCATATTTATTCAGGATAAGGTCTATTTTGTATTAATAATATATCTAAAGCAGCAGAAACGGTAACCGTTCCTCCTGCTGAGTCTGCTTTAGCCCTAACTTCTATATCTGTTTTTTCAGTAAATTTTAAAGGGTAAGGATATCCAATTGTACTATATCCTTCGCTTGATAAAACTCTGTCTTTTACATTAAAAACACCGCCAAAAGGTCTAGCTACTAAACTTAAAATTGCAAACTTACTTGCTGAAGAAGATGCTGATACATCCTTTTGAGTAACATAACCAGTATAGCCTCTAGGTATGGTATAGGTCATCATTAAGGTTTGATTATCGCCTATACCTACTGTAGCGTATTTGTTGGTAGGCACTCCACCTGAAGGTGTTGCTTCTGTTCCTACATATAAAACACCAGCATTAGCACCGCCACTACCCGCAGTATTTACTATAATTCTATTAACTCTAAACCAAGTGCTGCCATTTAATTCAACGCCTGTTTGACCATCTAAACTTACAGTTTCTACTTTTACATCAAAATTATTGTCTAGCCCACTAACGGTTACAGTTCTTGCACCAGTACCTGCTGCTGTATCATTAGCAGAAGAGCTAGATATATAAAGAGTTGAAGCTGAACCTAAATATGAATATAAACCACCTTGAAGCCATACGGTTGCTAAAGTGGTGTCGACAGAAGAATTAAAGCCAAACTTGTGTATGCTTTCGTGAAAACCAATTTGTCCTCTTGCTACTTGAAGCTCGAAAGGCTCATCCCTTCCAAAACGGGAAATGGATGAGACCTCTCTAGTCATTCTATGAATGGAATATTGTTACTCGATCTATATTAGAAAGTATGACATGGATTCCGCTTTCAAATAAAACGCCTGAATCAGGAATATTTAAAGTTTCCGTGTCGTTAGCATTGCAAGGTGCAATTAACTGAATAGCTCCAGTAGCAGAACCGTCTCTAAAAGTAACGGTTCCATCGGAGGCACCGCCAGCAATGATATAACCTCTAAGTCTTGATCGGTTTAATGTTAAAGCTGCACCACCTGCTGTTGCAGTGGTGGTGCTTGCCGTTTTAACATCTGAGCCTGTTATTCTGCCGTATGACATAATTCAGTCTCCTTACTCTACGCCATCGTTAAACATGACATAAGTAAAGACACCTGTAAATGTGCCACCTGTTCCAGCAGAAGCTCCTACATTACCTGTAACAGTTGTATCTGCTGCAATACCGTCACCATCAACCAAAGCTCCATCGGCACCTTTTAAAACGCCTTTAGTATCAGCATCTACTTCATTGAAGAATCCATCAGGATCAGCTGAAGAACCAATATCAACAGTTGGGTTTGTACCACCTGTAGTTCCGCCTAAAGATAATAGTGAGACAGGAACAGCACCAGCTGGTAAAACGAAGTTTTGACCTGTAGATGAAGATGTTCCGATTTTTACTGCTGTAGCTCCTGTAGCTGTTGGATCAAAAGAAATCGTTACACTTTGTGTTACCACGCCTGGTGTTACGGAACCTTTAGAGCCACCGCCATAAGATCTTACAACTCCTGTAAAAGATGTATTAGCCATTTATTTCTCCTAACTAATTGTCGCATCATCTTGGAGTAAGTCTGCCGAGCCAGTTGATGCAACGGTTATTCTCGGTTTCGTAAAGTATAACAGATTTTGGTTTTAGGCTATAAAAAGGTTTTTAGGATTGTATGCTAATTTATACAAATTTGCAAATGTTTATACATTGTGTTATAATAGACACTGGTCGAGATTTTCAAGAAGCCACGAAAATCGCCTTCGTAGTAAAAAGAGGAGGCATCATGAAGAAGCCAACACTACAAAAATGCTACGAGAAAATGCAAATGATCAAGAACAATCCTGATCAACTTGTTTTGATGGCTGCTAAAGAAAACGGCAAACCATGTTTGGTGTTAGCTTTGGCAGACGATAAGACATTGCAAACTAGGGGACAAACTCCTGTTGCAATCATCTTAGATCAAGGCAGGATTGATAGTCTTGTTCCTGACTACAATGCTTCTAAGGCTATTGCTCCCATTATAAATGGGGCTGAAGCCAAAGAGCATAGAACTTCTCCAAAGGAGTTCGATGGTCAAGACGAGATCATTGATCAGCATTTTGCTCAAGCCGACTTCTAAGAGGTCGTTAAAAAAGAAGGGGAGCATAAGCTCCCCTTTTTACTTTCAATGAAAGATTTTACGCACCTTGAGATCCGTAGATACCTCTCCAGTTAGACCAGCCGAAGCTGTATCTTTCTCTAGCTTTGTATCTAAGGTTTCCAGTGGTGAACTCAGGTTCCATAGATGTTTCCATTGCTGTTCTTTGGAACATCTTAAGACCTTCGCCCTGCTCTGTAATATCAGTAAGCAAGAAGAAGGCATCAGGATCGTTGAGATAATGGTTAACTATATAACCACCAGGTAATACCCCAGTGTTTCTGATAGCGTTAACATCATTATCAGCGGTTCCTGATCTTAGAGGTGAGTTCAAAATTCTGTCAGCAACAAATACTAATTGTGGTGGCACAATTAATTTTGTAGCTTGTACAGAAATAGTAAGACCTCTGTCATCTTGGAAAGTTGATATATCAATCAATGCATCTTCCAATGAAGTTTCATTAAGGTCTGCCATTGTGACTGCTCTGTTAGCAGCTACTCCACCGCCTGCAAGCGGGTGAGAAGTGTTAATTAGAGAAACGCCATCTCCTCCAGTAAAGGAAGATGAGAAAGCATTGTTCAACACATCGGCACCTTTTACTTCTTTGGTATGAGCCATTGATTTAGCAAGTGCTGTTGTATATCTTCTACCCAAAGAATCATAAAGGTTATCTTCAATAGCTTCTTCAGTTAGAGAGAATGCTAATGCAATTGTTTCGTGGTTGTACCTTGAAACATAACTCTCTGAAGAGTTATCAAAGCTAACGCCTTGACCTTCGGTTTTACTTGGTGCTGCACCAAATCCTGTTACAAGAACTTCTTCTTCAAAAGCTCTTTGTGAATTTTCGACTGCAAAAATTTCCTCGTACTCTTTAGAGTATTGGTCATAAGATAAACCGAAAATTGCGTTAAGACCTGGTTCTAGTTCTTTAGCTAATTGTGCTCTTGATATCGCCATTATGCTAACCCTCCTGAGCTAACGCCCATAATGTGATTTTGTATCACGCAAAGTACATTAGTATTTGCAGATGTTACATCATCGTTTTCAGGATCTTGAGAGATGTCAATAGCTTTTAGAGGTAATGTCGTGGTGGTTGCACCAGTTGTTACATCTAATTCTACATTAGATCTCCCACTGTAAACATCGCCTGTTGTTGCTTGATCGACAATGTCAAAGTTTCCAAACAAGTCTGCCACTGGGAAAGTGTCGTCTGCTTGTACTTCAAAAACAACATTTTTGTCGTCAATAACAAAAGCAATGATGTCACTGGCAGCAATGCTGCCTGGGTAATAGTTCTTATAGACCTGTTCGCCTGAAGTAGGATCAGTATACTGACAACCGTTAAAAACGCCAACAACTGGAACGGTGCTACCCGCAGCAGCTCTTTCGATGCCACCGCCAGTGACTTGTTTTACTAAGTCACCTTGGAAGATTTTACCACTCAAATTATTAGCAATTCTGTAACGGCTCTGTCCACCTGAATAAGGTGAACCGCCCATCATACGAACTGGCTTAAGACCAAATGCTGCGTCTTTATTCGCCATTTTTTATTTCTCCGTAAATTTAATTACTTAATTAGTTTTTTCCGAATCGTACTGAAGATTCTCTTTTGGAGTCATACTTGACATATCTTCTATCTCTGACTGAATCTTTATATAAAGTGTTGTCAAGAGCATCACTTCTTTCTGAGGTTTTACCCTCATAGTAAGATCTTCTCTCTTCGATAGTTTCTACGGGTATTTTCGCCAATAGTAATCCTTCATTATATACGACTCCAGCATGTCTACCTGACTCTAGTGCTGGAAGAGCAAACTCAGCTGGTAATTCTTCAGCTCTTACAAGCTCCCAACCTTCTCTTAGCCTATAGCTAACATTGTTTCTATCTTCCTGACCTAGAATACTCTCCCTAATCCAACGGTATTCATAACCAGCTGGAGGTGGAGGAGTCTCAAGTTTTCGTACTGGTCTCCATGGTTTTCTTCGAGTATTTTTATCGTGCATCTCGGAATCACGACCTGCTCTTAATGTATCTTTAGTGCCTGACATTTTATGCTCCTTTTTGTTGTGCCTTTAGTTTTTCTTTTGCGACTCTTTTTAGCCACTGATCCTCACTCATATTGTAAGGTTTCAAGCCACGAAGCCTTTCGATTTCAGACTTACTAAATGTCACACCGTTCTTTCTTCCTTGTGTTTGTTGTCGACTTCCAACGGAAGCGGAGGCAACTCTTTGCACAGCGGGTTTGTCCTCACTTTTTCCGACTACCCCACCTTGTTGTAGGTGTGGGTAAACTTTATAAACTCTACTATTAAGTTCATCGTAGTAATCGTCTGAATCAGGTTCAAAACCCTCATTCACCAAATTAAAATGCGTAAAATAAGCAAATTGTGTTGCTTGTGCATTTTGTGGATCAGACGAATCTCCGTACCACTTATTATTTTCATACCAACCCAAAGCCTCTTGCGTTGGCTCAACCACTTGTTGTTGTGGTTGTTGCTGGTATTGCACTTGCTGCTGTTGTTGTTGAGCAGGTTGTGCTTTAAGTTGTTCTTGTCTTTGTTTTGCTAAACGAATTTTTTCTTTCTGAATAGCAATATCACTTTTTAAAGAATCAGCCTTTGAAAGTAATTCAGCATCACTTGATTCAACTGCTCTTCTATACAGTTGATCAGCTTCTCTTTCTTTGCTTGCTAGGGATTCTTCTTCTTTAGCAAACAAATTAGTGTTTAGTTCAGCAGTTTTAGATGCTAGAGCTTGAACCTGTTGTTCTTTTTGTAATAACTGTTGTTCAAGCCAAGCAGCTCTTTCAGCTTCCTGCTTTATTCTATCATTTAATTTGTTTACTCGTTTTGAAACCGACTTAGTGTACTTTTCTAATTCATCTTCTTGAGATGCTTTAACACCTTCAGTGGTTTGATCTTCAATTTGAACATCAATATCGTCATCAATATTGATATTTTCGTTTTGTGTAACTTCCATATTATCCATATTATAAACTCACTATATCATCAGGATCTAGTATTGTAGCGATAACATCGTCATCATTTATGATTCTGACCTCTTCGCCCCCATCTAATTTGAAGCGTGCTCCAGCATAACGACCAATTAAAACCCATTGTTTTTCTTGGCACCACGGCTTCCCGTACTTCTCTTTATTATCATAACAAAGAGGTCCTTGCTTAACCACATAGGCAACAACTGTAGCTAACGCTTCTTTATCTACAGTTTCTTTGGTTAAGACTATACCGCCTTCTGTTACGCCTTTGCCCTTGTATGGCAATACCAACATTCTCCAACCAGTGGGTTGTGGCATTCTTTCCAAAAGTGTTTTGTCTAATAAGGTAGGATCTAATATTTTTTTAGATGCATCAATATACGCATCTTCTATTTTAGAAACTTCAACTTCTTTTTTTGCTGACTTCGTCATTTATTTTCCCCAAAATAATCTTTTAATTCGCTTTCGACATAGTATAAAGCAGTCAACTCGCCTTGCAAGTATTTATACTGATCCATGTCTTTAATCCCACCTGACATAAGGGTGTCTTTGATTTGCTCTCTCCGTTGCTCGATGCTTTTCTTTATTGCATCGGCTAAATCTATTTCACTCATTAATAAGTTATTTTAAAATCGTACCCTTTAGTTGCTGCTCCCTGTCCTCTAGCTTTTATAGTTTTAGGCTGTGCAGGTTTTGGGTAAGGTTTTACTTTACCAGCAACTGCTCCTCCTGTAACCATTTTTTTAACGCCAGCAGATTTTAAAGCAATAGCTACGGCTTGTTTTTGACCTTTGCCTTCGCCTTTTAGCTTTCTAATGTTTTTAGAAATAGTTTTTTGTGATTTACCTTTAAATAATGGCATGTTAACTCCTAAGTTTAGATTCTAATTCTAACAGTTTTAAATTAGCTTGTTGTTCCAACCTTGCGATTGCTACATCTAATTTATCGTCTGCAATATCTTTTTGAGACTGTATTCTTTGTTTTTGTATTTCAGTCTCTAATAATTTTTCTTGTATTCGCTGACCTTGTTTTTGTTCAAATTGCTGTTGATCAAGATCAAGCTCTTTATCTCTAAGCTCTAATTCTTTTGCACGAATAGCAACCAACGGATCTTCTTCGCCACCTTGACCAATAGACTGTAAAAATTCTGCGGTTAATTGTGCAAGGACAGGCGAGCTAAATTGCTCAAGAATCATTTGTATTTGTTGTTGTATTTGTTGTGCTTCCTGTGGAGATACTTGATTCATTTGTTGTTGTATCTCTGCAATTCTTTGATTTACTTCTTGAGGTATTTGCTCTTGTGATAGTTGCGATGCTAAGAATTGTAAATGTTGCATAACATGAGCAATAATTATGGCTTGTATTGCTGGATTTTGTTGTACTACACTTGTTAAAAATAAAGACCTATGTGCATCTATGTGTGCTTGATGGTTTTGTTGTGCAAACGCTGTTGCGGGCTGACCAAGCAAAAGAGTTGAGTTTTCTAAACCAGCATCAATCGGTTGTGGGGTTGGATCAGCAGGTGGCTGTATCAATGATTCAATATTATCTACGCCTAAAGCAGCATACATTCTTCTGTATGCTTCATAAACTCCATTAGGTCCATGCACTTGTGGATTTGATTGCACCATTTGCAATAATTCCTGAGCCATAGATATCCTTTGTGATTGCGAAAATATATTTGGATCCGAAACTGGTATTACATCGACACGGTCATCAAAATCTTCTCCTTTGATGGTTCGTGGTCCTGATCCTGTTTCAAATACATATTCGGGTGGCAAGTATTCTTGGAACACTTTTGCTAATAAACCAAACTCTAGTCTTTGTGAATAATGCAATCTTTTGTGAATCGCTGACATAACTTTGGTTCCTCTTTCTAAAAGAGCAACGGTTGTGCCTACTGGCATAGCTTGGTTAACATCGCCAATGTTCATGTCTGCAATAGCAGCAAATCTTTTACCTGAATCCACTAATAAACCAAGCAAACTATATAAAACTTGGCTTGGCTCTTTTATTGGAAGCGGTATTAAATTTTCTCTTAAAGAACCGCCTGTTGTATCAATGTCACGAAATTCACCAGGCTGTAAGGGAGATGCCTCATCCCGTATTCTCATCCCCCTAGCCTTAAATCCTGCTGGTAAGTTTGCTAAAGTTCCTGCATCTATCAACTGTCTCAAAATAGAAGTAGATGCTTTTGCTAATCCGCCTATCATGTGAGATAAGCCTAGACCGTAAAAGCCAAGACCTGGTAAAAACTTATACTGAACAAAATAATTAATCTTGTTCTTCATTGGATCTTGTGGGTTATAGTTTCTACGAATTGCTAAAACTTTTTCTGATTGTTCATCAATAGTAACAATGTAAGGTAATTTTAATCCTGTAGATTCACCGTTTTCATCTTTATCCTCAAAACCCTCAAGATCAAGGATGGTGTGCACTTCATAAATAGTTCTATTCCTATGCTCGGTATAAGACGGATGTATTCCTTGAATATCGTCTACTTCATCATTTACTTCGTTTCTGTCGGCTAAATAACTATTTTCAGGAATATCAATATCAGCATAAAAACCGCTGAGTTGTTGTTTTTTGACTTCATTCATTGACATGCTAATAGCATGAGTAATTCTTTCGGCTGAGAATAAATCGGTTGCTTCGTAAGGAACAATTAAATCTTGCGGTGGAATAAATTTTGCAACGGCTCTGTTTAAAACAAAATCAAAATAAATTTTCTTAAAAGAAGATCCTGCAAGTGGTAAATAAAACAAAAGCTGATCCAATTCAGGATCGTATTCTTTCATAATGTTCATAATGTAAAAATTCATGAACTCTTTTACTCTATCTGCTTGACTTTCTACTTCAGCAGTTCTTTGACCTATGATTTGTGTTTTGACTGGTCCTTGAGCTGGTAACATTTCTTTATAGCTTTGTGCTTGGAATTGAGTTACTGCTTCGGCTAGTATTGGGTGAATAACGCCACTAGAACCTTCAAATGGTTCTGATCTTTGTTCATCAAACTTCATGCCTAGATATTTCAATCCGTCAACATAAGTTTTTTCCCAATCACCTCTTGATTGTTTGTCTGATTCAATAGATTGCAATAAATCACTAGAAAGACTTTCTAGTGCATCGTCACTAACAAAATCTACTAAGTTAGCATTAAAATCAGGTTCAGGTTCTACTTCTTCAATTTCATCATCAATAAGAAGTTCTTCTTCATTAATAAGAATTTGAGCAGCATCTTCTATTTCTTCTTGTCTAGTTTTTTCTACGGGTACGGTTACCTCTGTAGAAAGGTTTTTAAGGTTTGGATCCGTGTAATCTCTTTTTTCAACAGCCATATTATGTTTCCACTTTATCATCGGTTATAGGACCACCACTTACCCAAGCATTGCAAGTTCTTTTGCTTGCACACTTGAATTTAAGGAATTGACAATAGCCGAGATCTCCCGCCTCAATGACATCCCAAGGATCATCTAATCCTTCGGTTCCTATTCCCTCTGATATACATTCTAATATTTTTGTGGTCTGATTAAAAGCTGCACAATTTAAACAGCGTGAACCTTTGGTTCTTTCCATTGAAGTATTCCATAAATCGGCTTTATCTTGCCAAAACTCAGGATCTACTTTGTACGGGTTTAGAGGTCCATAACCATATTCTTCTATGGCTTCTTGTCTGTTTTCTAAATTTATGTCAATATCTTGTGTAGCAATTGGGCAACCGTTCTGCATTTGATCGACAGGTATGCCTTCGTCACCATGCCGTTCTTTGCTATCATTGATGATAGTAATATGTATAACAGTTTGTTTTTCCATTAATAGTAAACAGTCCTATTTTTTCTTAGTAATTGTACCTCATCTTCGTAATCTTCGTATAAAGATACGAAGCCACCCTGCCTAAAACGCATCAAAGCCATGGTTGCACTATCGGCTAAGTCATCGTTATCTCCGTATGGGAAACTAGCCATTTCTTCTATAACTTCATCGGCAAACTGTCTATCGGGTGCCCAAACCATTCCTGATTCAAATATCGGTGCAACCGAGTTCATTCTTGCAATTTTATCTTGACCTCTTGATGGCGAGTATTCAGATATGGGTATACCCATTCTTCTAAGCTCATGAGCAAGCGGTGTTCCTGTTGCTTTTGCTTCAATTAAAACACAATCGGGATTCCAATATTTGTACTCTTCCATAGCTATTTTCTTTAAATCAGGAAAATCGACACGGAACTTTTTAGCATCTAAAAGAATGATTTGTTCAGCAGAACCTTCTTCGGGTTCAAATATAGCCCATGTGGTAATTGCAGAATAGTCAGCGGTTTCTTTTTTAGAATAAGCCGTATCCATTGACATAATTACATAAGAGTAGGGTGGAATATCTTCATCTTCCCAACGGTTCCACCATTCTCTTTTGATAATAGATCCCTCTTCAGCGGTTGGGTTTTGCATCCACTGAGCATTCCATTTACCAACGGGTAAAGATGCTTTAACCGAAAGTAGTTCTTCTTTTTTCCAAAATTCTCCCCATAATGGTTCTTCTGATTCAGGCATAATTGCAGGAAACTCTACAATCTCCCACTGATCTGCGTGTTCTTCGGGTTGTTTTTTCAACAGCTTACCCACAAGATCTTTAGTAGACCAACGAGTCATGACGACTATTATGGTACCGCCAGGCTGTAACCTCTGCCTAGGACCTGAAGTGTACCAATCGTAAGCCGACTCCATTGCCCTTGGAGAGAGAGCATCTTGTTCAGAATGCGGATCATCAATAATCAAAAGATCAGCACCACGACCTGTAATCGCACCACCTACGCCAGCATAGAAGGCTTCACCGCCTTTATTGGTTGTCCAACGACCAGCTGATTTGTTATCGGATGATAAATAGACATCAGGAAAAACTGTTTTATAGTCAGGTAAATCCATCAAATTTCTGACTTTACGACCAAAGTTAACAGCAAGTTCTGCGGTGTGGGTTGATTGAATTATTTTTAAATCGCCTCTATGTCCCATCATCCATGCGGGTAAATAGATAGAAGAAAACTCTGATTTAGAGTGTCGAGGTGGCATACAGATAATGAGTCGCTTTAGCTTGCCTTGTGCAATCTTATTAAACTTATCTGCAATAATTCTATGATGTCTGCCTTCAATAAAACCAGTTCCCCACATGTGTTTTACAAAAGCCATAAAATCTTTTTTGCAAGATTCTTGTTTTTCTAATTTGTCGTAGCGTTCTAGTAAAGCAACTGCTTCGGTTTTCTCTTGTTCAGAGAGAAGGTCAAAATCTTTTAACGAAATCTCATTCATCTTTAAAGTTGGGCGGGTGTGTGGTTATGATGATGAAAGAAGGGAATTATGCCCCGCCCTGCACAATTTGAATAAGTATAAACGAAATTATATATGTCGCCAATCTTTTCCTTCAAATAGCAAAGCCTCTGCTTCTCTTCTTCTTGTTAAACCAGCCAATACTTCTCCATTAGCCTTGTTCCATCTTTTAATTTGGTTAGGCACATCATTGTATTCGTTGTTATTTAATTTTTTTAATAAAGTAGATGATTTTAAATTTGCAGGTCCTAAGTTGTATACCCAAGATACTAAGGCATCAAATTGATGTTGGTTTAGATCTACATGCACATAATCGTTTATGTACTTTTCGTATTCTTCTTCAAGTTCTCTTTGCAACATGTAATCAGCTTTTTCTTGTGTCCATTTGTCGCCCTCTTGAACTCCTTGGGTTGAACCGTAACCTATAGTCCAAACACCAGCTGCACATTTGTATGCTTCTAGTTCGCATCCTTCAAAATGTTTTATTAATTCAATTCCCTCGTCTGATATGTGCATATTAGTCCTCCTTACTAGGCGTGTTAGAAGCTCCAAAATAAAACGAAAT